GTATAGATATAGTTCTACGAACACATAGTTTGATAGACATTCATCCGAATCCAACTCCGAGATATTGCGGTGTTGATAAAATTACATTAGTGATTAAATGTGTTAAGTCATTAGTCCAATCGGCAGAACATTATGACGGTAAAATACATTTCGTTTGGTATGATGACCATTCTTCACAAAAGATGATAGATGCTTTACATGAAATTTTCAAAACATCTAAACATACATACGAATTTAATGCACTTGAATTGCGTGGTTGGAATGCATCTGGCCATGCTCAATTTAATAGAGGACGAGAATCAACTGCAGATTTGGTTTATTTTATAGAAGATGATTATTTACATTATCCAACTGCAATAGTTGAAATGGTTGAGGCATATCAAACGTTCAAAAAAAATCTTGGAATAGAAGTTGCAATCCATCCATACGATGATCCAGACAATTACTTGCCACTTTTTATAGATGATACTCGGATTGTATTAGGAATGAATCGTCATTGGAGAACTAACAAGTATTCTACTTTCAGTTTCATGTGTAATCCCGAAATTGTCCGTAAATTCTGGAGTAGATTTTATACTTGTGCAACGGAATACATGACCGAATGGGGTGAAGAAAATCAGATACAAGAGGGAACTACTATAAATCACATTTGGCGATGGGAAGTAAAATTGTTTACACCGATACCATCCCTTGCATTACACATGGGATATGAAAGACAACTTGATCCATATATTGATTGGAAAAAATTGTGGGATTCGATAGTGTAAACATATTTATTGGTATAGTATTTTAATTAACAATGGAATTTCTAATGAGATATGCTTATGTTGAAAACGGTATAGTCAAAGAAAGCAATAGACCATTACCTGTTTCTTGGGCGAATGTTTCAAATTTCAACCTATTTGATTCAGAAACATTAAAACAATATGGTTGGTTTCCATATAGATTTGTTGAAGCACAAAAAGATGTATATGATGTTGTAGATGGTTCTTATTTTTCTATTGAAGAAAATGAAGTTGTTGAATATCAAACTATAAGAAAAAAATCAGAAGAAGATTGGAATGATGAAATAATAAATGTTTGGGGAAACATTCGTTCTCGTAGAAACATTGAATTGTTGGAAAGTGATTGGACACAAGTTCTTGATAGTCCGTTTACACCGGAAGAAAAAGAAGAATGGAAAATTTATCGTCAGGCATTGAGAGATATAACATTGCAACCGGATCCTTTCAATATAGTTTGGCCTATTAAACCTGGAACACAAAATGAACAATAAAGTTCTTAATCTGATAAAGGAAATGAATCTTGCGATATTCAATGAAAATGAATTAGTAGATAAGGATATTGTTGTTTTATATCCTGGTAAATTTCAACCGATGGCAATTTATCATCGTGAAGAATATGAAAGAATTTGCCGTAAATTTGATAAAGACAATGTGATAATTGTCACAGATGATGTTACAGATCCGATAGAGAAACCATTAACTTATGACGATAAGTTTTCAATAATGCGTCGTCATAATGTAAAACATATTCAGAAATCAAATACACCATTTTATGCAACAAATGTTATCGAACAATTTGATAGTGACGCTACTGTTGTTATCTATGCGGTAGACAAAGATGATGTGTCTAAATTGAAAAATTACAAAAGATTGATGAAATGGAATGGTAGTAGTCATTTACCTTACAAAGACATCCAAAATCCCTATGTTTATTATATGATAACCAATCATGTTCGATATGACATTCCATCATTTGGCGAAATGACACCAAAATCAATTCAAACGGCATTAAGTGATAGAGAAGCAAAATTATCTGAATTAAAATCTCGTTTCATTTCCATATTTGGTTGGTTTGATGCGGACATATTCAATGCAGTTATTGCTAAATTCAATAGTAAGCGTGGTAAAATGAAAGAGAGTAAAAAGGAAAAAAATGGTTTAAGACCATTGCACATGATAACAAGAAAATTTTGGAATAAAGTTTACAATGAAATAATAAAGTAAAAGGTTATGTTATGGAAATTAAGATTGATAGTATAGAAGATGTAAAAAAACTTGTTGATGGAAAACATGAAAGTCAGCAAAAAGTCCAAGTAGGATATGTTCCTGAAAATACGGAAGATACTGTTGATAGAAAAATTGGTGATAAATGGTTTGATGGGGATGGAAATGAATGGGAACAAAAAAATGGATATAAGGTAAAACTTGGAAAAGTGTGGCAACAAGAATTGCACGAATACCTAAACACGTTTCAGAAATGTCCAAAAGAAACATGCACTTGCACTATGCCAAAAAGACTTGACCAAAAGATGAAAGCGATTCACGGTATGTGTTTTGACTGTGTAATTGATATGGAACACAAAATTCGTCTTGAAGGTAAATGGGATGAATATGAAAAGAGAAAAGTAAAAGAAAATGCATTGGCTTGGTTAAGTGAAGCTGAAAAGGATAAAAATGCTATTGCTAGTGAACTCTCTAGAGTAGAATTTACAAATGATTTTGGTGATAATGAAAAATGGAAAACTCCATTTAACAAAGAAGAAATGCTTGAAAAGATAGAAAAAGAATTTGAAGAATTTAGAAATAATTTTATCAAGAAGTTGGAAGAAGATTTGGGAGAAGGGATTGAAAAGACCTAATCCAATATCAGAAACTTTTAGTGGAATACGAGGTAGGTTATCATCAAAAAGAATGATGATGTTCTTTTCTTTCATTGTTATGATATTTATGGCAATACTATCTACTTTTTATGATAAGAAAATAGAACAGTTTATATTTGATGGATTCCTTTACATAGTGGTCGGTAGTCTTTTTTCAGTTGCATCAGAACAGTTTGCAACAAAATTTAGGAAACTTGATGATAATGAATACTATGAAGAAATAAACGATATTGATATAGTTCACGAAGAACCAAAAAGAAAACGGAGAGATGAATGAAACAGATAATAGTTGAGAGGGCAGTTCCAACAAACAAAAAACTTTATGCAAGTGTAAAGGCAAGAATTAAAAAGAAATATAAAGTATGGCCAAGTGCTTATGCTTCGGGTGCATTAGTAAAGGCATATAAAGCTGCTGGTGGAGGATTCCGCAATGTAAAAGAAGTAATTAACAATCCGTCATATCAACTTGAAGGGTATGCCACGAATCCTTGTGGTAAAATAACAGAATTACATTTTCGTTTACAAGAAAATGAACCGAATATGATGAATGAAGCTGAATATCGTGGTAGAAAAGTTTCATTAGGTAGACCATTCAGAACGCCTGGTGGACCAAAGAAGTTTTCTGTTTATGTTAAAAAGCCAAATGGAAATGTTGTTAAAGTTAATTTTGGTCACAAGGGCGAGGGTGGAAAAAAAACTATGAAGATTAAAAAGAGTAATGCTGCTCGTAGAAAATCATTCCGTGCTCGTCATAACTGTCAATCTCCTGGTCCAAGACATAAAGCAAGATACTGGTCGTGCCGTTTCGGATGGCCGGCAAGTGGTAAAGGTGCAATAGATAAAACGTAAATAATATGAATGTTGATATATTCAAAAATGTAATGCGTCCAATTTTGGATGCAAACAATGTTCAAAACAGATCCGTTTTTGCAGGTATAATGGCAAAGGCATATCAAGCTTCAACGGTTGGGTTTGCAGGAACTATATTTGGAGCAAAATTGATTAAGGGTGATTCTGCATTTTTAGAAAAATGTATAAATGATGCATTAGATGCAAATTTTGCAGATTCAACAAGAGGATCAAATAGAGCAGCATATACATTGATGGCAGCAGGATTTATGGGATATTGGGCATCTGCAAAATTTACACCAACACCGTATGCACCGGCTATGGCCGCTACTATAAAAGGTGCGGTTGTTAAGATTCCAGGAACTATCGAACCTCTTGCTTCAAATATATTTTATTCATTTGTTTTAGGTGATCCGGAAAAACATTTGAATGCATTGACTACTTCATTGAAGGCATTTCAAAGAACGATTCAAGGTGGTATAGAAGGAACCAGTTCAAATGGAGCTGTTGTTAATTTGCCTTGGGTTAGTATAATTTGAGGACAATTCATATTTATCAGTATGAACAAGACAAAACAACATATAGTTAGAGAAATAATAAGAGAGTATATTGCAAAGTATATTCGTGAAGGAAAAAAACCCAGTGGTGGATTGACCGGTTGGTTTAGAGAAAAATGGGTTGATATTTCTCGTAAGAAAAAGGGTGGCGGACACCCCCCATGCGGCGCCTCTGCTGGTAGTAAAGCCAGAAAAGGTGGAAAGAGGGCATATCCCAAATGTGTTC